CTGATTCTCCTGTAATAGAATACGCTAGACCTGCTCCACCAGTTGCTGAGTTTGCGCCATTACTACTATTATTGGTGGCATTTCCTCCAGCACCTCCGGCTCCTCCACCTCCACCAGCAGGAGAGTTGCCAGCTTCGAATCCAGCACCACCATTATTACCTTGTCCAGAAGTACCAGGACCACCAGTCAATGTATTACTACCAACTGCACTGTTACCACCGCCTCCGCCTCCGGATCCGCCAGTACCACCTTGCCAACCAGATCCTATTGCAGTTTGCGTATATCCATTCGCAGTTGCAGTAGCAGCAGATGGTTTACCACCAGCACCTCCGCCATCCGCAACATAGTTTACTCCACTTCCTACGATTGAAGAAGATGTACCATTAGTTGATCGAGCTCCACCTGTACCCACAGTAACAGTATAAGTATTCCCAAGAGATAGTTCAACAGCAGAACCGTTCGGTGTTTTTGGAGTTTCACTTCCGTAATAAAGTAATCCTCCAGCACCTCCGCCTCCAGATTGCCCGCCTCCACCGCCAGCAACAATAAGCATTTCTACTGATGGGTTAATTGTAGATGTGCTGTATTGTCTCCAGTATGAACCTTCTCCAACAAACATCTTATTTGATGAACGAGAAAATACGATATCACCTGAATCACCAGCAAGATCTGCACTTGGTAATAATCCATCTGAATCTACAAATGATACCGTTGCACCACCACCTGCACCACCTGTTGCACCAGTAATGTCTACTGGTTTACCAGTTGTTGAAAAATTACCTGCGATTAGTCTTGCTTTTGATTCTGACATTATGCTATCACCAGTGTTGCACTATCATTGATTGTAATTGTTACACCACTATCTATAAAGATTGGTCCAGCAATCAATCCATTTCTTGCGGAATCGAGTGTGTAGTCTGAATCTAATGTATGACTATGTTCGCGAACGATTTTATCGAAGATACTTCCAGCAGTGTCTGCAGCACCACCTCCTGTGCTGAGAGCAGCATTTGAAACGTTTGCCTCTTCGGTGACGCTTAGTATTTCAGCAATATCTCTATTCCTTGTCATAATACACCTTGATCACTTAAATATTTTCTAAAACGTTTTAGAAGGACAGGATGCCTATCCTTTCTTCTTCTTTTGTCATAAACGTTCGTAGTCTTTACTCTTGGACCCATTGCTGTATCAGCAGGATTCGGAATAGAAGCAGTTGTCGTATCTTCTTCGGGAACACAATTAGGAACCATCTTATTGCCCTTCTTTTTCAATCCCACTTGTTTATATCCGTCCCAGCATTTTTCGTTCATGGTTTGCTCCTATGCACTTTACCTTATGCGTATGGTGAATCACCAAGTGTATCTGCATCCCATGCAGCTTTGAGTTCCGCAATAGTTGTAGCATCTGTAATTGCAGATGCAGCAGGTGCATCACGAAGAGCAGTTTTCTTTGTTGCTGCTGCAGATTTTGCAGTTGCATCATCGTCTTCAATAGCACGCATATACTTTACGTCTTCTGCTTCTAATAGAGGTTTACGAACCTCACGGATTTTGTCTTTAAAAATTGTTTTTGCTGTGTCAAGATCTTCACTGATTACATCACCAGACAAAGACCAAGCACCACGGAAATGACGATCAGATGGCACAGTTACTGCACTTGCATCAGCCTGATTTCCATCCTTGTCAACGATATAAGTAGTTGCCATTTTATTTCTCCTTAAGCAGCTTCTTTACTATTTATATTAGGATCTATCTTCCAAGCATTTCGCCACTCTCTCGTCTGAGGGAGTTGCTCTTTCTTACAGATGACCATCTTTGGTTTATTACCTTCATTCCATGTACGCCAGATATGGTTAGGAATGTCTTTCATAATCAAATACTCAATCGCCTCTTCTTCACTCATAGGAGGCATCGGTTCTGTTTCGTGTAACAAATAACCACGAGTATGTTTCTTAAATCCAGGTGCTTTTTCATCTTTTGCAAGTTCATGATATACCCACACAGGTGGAAGGATACCACCATGCATTGCACATGCCATCCAATTTGGATCAGGCACAAGCACCTTTGCAGGTTCATCAACGTTATCTTCAAAGACAACACGATAGTCTGACTGATGTGGTTCAAGGTTATCCTTTGCCCAACACAGTCTGTCAAATAAATGTAGTTCTTTCAATTCCATTATGCAAGGTCTCCTAAACAGGATTGTGTATTATTCTCAGTATCGCCAATAGTATTATCTGATCTATAAGTTTGATGTTGTAACGAACTTGTTGCGGCAGCTTTACTCCAAGTTGCGGCAATTGCAGTTGTTGATATATTACTAAAACTACTTCCTCGTGGCGCTGCCATATTGTCAGTGCTATTAAAATTATTTGTGAAATTACCAGTGTAATCACCAGTTCCATTATCAGTGATTGTACTGGTGTTAAAACTACCTCTTATTGCGGCAGTTCCTGTACCATCTATATGCACCCAATATTTAATACTACCATTCGCAACATACTGCATACCCACTGCATTATTGCCATCGGTATCTTGTAGTGTTTCTACTTTAATTATACTGGCCATTATGCTAGGTCTCCTGCAACTATTGTACTAACATCATCTTTATCGGTTACAGTATTCGTTTGAGCTCTAGCATCAATTCCGTGTCGAGATGTTAATTTTTGATTACCAGAATATGCATAATTACTATTTGAGTTAATACCTCCTGCACTTCCAGCAAAAGTTTGACCATTATCTGCCATTGTAACTGCATATGAATTTACAGACATGTTATTAGTGTATGTTACGCCTGTTAATCCAGTACCATTATCAGCAATAGAAGCAACATTAAAACTATCATTGATTGATTGAGTGCTTCTTTGATCAACACTAATATATGCTGATACCAGACCTTTTTTTAAAGAAATAGTTGCTGATGCGCCAACAGTCACTGTGATGTCATTAGCAGTGGTTCTTCCTTGGAGTTCGTTAACTTTTATAATACCAGTCATGCGAGGTCTCCAACAATCCTAGCAGTATTTAGATAAACATCTTGAACAGTGGCTGCCTCATCACCAACATAATAACCAAATTGAGATGTTGACAATATACCATAATCATTAGGTGTACCACCGAAGCTACCATCCATTTGTGCCCATAATCTTTGCGTTCTATCATTTGAAGCAAAAGCAAATGGGGCATAATCTGTGTCTGCAAAATTATTTGTAAATGTTACAGTGGATGCACCATTTGCATTATCAGTAACCGATGATTGATTTAGAGAACTATTCACAGTATATGTGGAACTGCCATCCCACCTACCATAATATCTATCAGAAACCTGATTAGTTAGCGTGACTGGACCACCAGATCTATTCTGTATAGTATCAATATTTAATTGACTCATACTACGCTCCAATATCCATTTACAGTTATTGTAACACCGCTGTCAACAGAAATTGGGCCCGCTGACATTGCTCTGTCTGCAGAATCAATTGTATGGCTTATAGAGATATTATCATTATTTACTCTGAACACATCTGCTTCAAAACCAACCAATGATAATGTGCTAGCAGAGTCTACACCACCGCCTCCACCACCACCAACTGGTGTTCCTGTAGTAGTAAAATTACCTGCTATAAGTCTTGCTTTTGATTCTGCCATTTATACCAACTTAAAGTAATTAAATCTGAATGTTGCCGCGAATGTAATAAAAGTTTGTCCATCTGCTGTTGACTCAAATACAATATCACCAAGAGCAGTAGGTATACAATCTATATATCTTACTTGTTTTGTTTGATTATTATGGCTTGAAAGAATTGACAATGTAATATCTGCATATGTCGGGGTATCTGTATTTGTTGCAGTATTACCTTTACCTTTTCCTAGATTTCTATTTACTAAGCGAAGAATCCAATTGTACATTTCTGAATAACTTTCAAGATTTTCATCTAATATAATATTTGTAGACAATTCATTAAAAGTAAGTGACTCACCTGGAAGTGGCATGCCGGCGAGACGCGGTATCGGTAACTCTACTGGATTTATAATCATACCTGGATGAGTGATTGTCTGACAGAAAAATTCTAAGTTAGGATAATTCCGTCTATCAATTACTAGTTTAAAACTTGTAGGTTGTAGATAATTAAAGTTTTCTGTTAAAGTAGCCATGATCTATTTATACGTTTTCTATGTTAAAAAAGAGGCAGCCGAAGCTGCCTCAGTTATATTTTTTATTTTTATTGACCTTAAGCGAGGATGTTGTCCACGCGGAAGATTCTGTAGTACTGGTTACTGCGATTTGCAGCCAGACCGCTTGCTGGAGTTGCTCCTACGAATGGGTTTGAAACCATACCGTAACGAGTTTTGAATCCAATCTTTGGCTGGAATGTGTCTTCACCAACCGCACGTACCATAGTTAGCGGTACGTATGGGCAATAGAAGAGACCTGCATCGTATGGGTTTGTACCCTTATAACCGACGTTGACGTAATCTGAAGTTGCATATGGGTCAATGTAGACACGCATGCGACCGTTAAGTACACCAGCAAAAGTATT